GTGAAGAGAATGAAAGTAAAATGCATCAAAAGATACAGCGACATCTGCTTGAAAGAAATCGTCGAGAAGGGAACTGTTCTGGAAGTAACAGAAAACAGAGGGGAACATCTGATCGGCGAGGGTGTTGCAGAGGCAGTAAGAGAAGCAAAGGCAGCAGCCAAAGGGAAGGAATAGGTAATCCAATTATCTCCCGGTGAGACGCAGGGTGAAGCGTCTTATTTTTTATGCCTTTTTCCGCTAGGCGTTAAAGAAGCAGATTCCAAAAACTGAATGGCCCGGGCGTGAGAACGAATAGGCTGGGCAGAAAGGAAAAGATATGAGAAACAGAGTATTCAAAGCAATGTGTAAAGTTCCAATGAACCTGCAGTTATTCGCAGAAGGCGGAGACGGTGCTGGGGCCGGTGAGGGCAATGGCGGCGGATCCGGAGAAGGTACGGGCGGCGAAAAAGATAATCCTCCATCTTTTGATGACTTCCTGAAAACAGGCAGTAATCAGGCAGAATTTGACAGACGTGTCCAGAAGGCAGTCAATACGGCAGTGACAAACGCACAGGAGAAGTGGCAGGCACTGACGGATGATAAGCTTTCCGAAGCTGAGAAGCTGGCCAAGATGACCAAGGAAGAAAAAGCGCAGTACATGCAGAATAAAAAAGAAAAGGAACTTTCCGACAGGGAGGCAGCAGTAACCAGAAGTGAGCTCATGGCAGAAGCAAAGAACAACCTGTCAGACGAAGGACTTCCGGTAGAGCTTGCAGAAGTACTGAATTATACAGATGCAGATGCCTGCAAGAAATCCATGGAAACCGTCAAAAAAGCGTTCCAGACTGCAGTTGAGAAAGCAGTCGATGAGAAGCTGAAAGGCGGCAAGCCTCCGAAAAAAGCACCAGAAACAAACACACAGGAAGCCCTTGAAAAGCAGGTATACAATGCGATGATGGGTATTTTTTAAAGGAGAGTGAATAAACAATGGCAATCAATACTTTAGCAACAGCAACCTTATTTATGACACAGCTTGATAAGATCGCTGTTCAGGAAGCAACCACCGGCTGGATGGATGCCAATGCCGGCCAGGTGATCTATAACGGTGGATCTGAAGTAAAGATCCCGAAAATGAGCGTTCAGGGAATGGGCGACTATGATCGTGAGGCTGGATACCAGCGCGGCTCCGTTACCCTGGAGTACGAGACCAGAAAAATGACACAGGACCGTGGCCGTCTCTTCCAGCTGGATCCGATGGATATCAACGAGGCAAACTTTATCCCGACTGCCGGTGCAGTTATGGGAGAGTTCCAGAGGACACAGGTAGTTCCGGAGATCGATGCGTACCGTATCAGCAAGCTGGCCACAGAAACACTTACTGCAGATAAAGCAGGAATGATCGGAGAATCTTATGTACCGGGAACTGCTTCTACATCTGCTCTGCGTAAGCTGAAAGAAGGGATCAAAGCGGTAAGAGAAAACTATAACGGAGCTCTTATCTGCCAGGCAACACCGGACTTTATTATGGAGCTGGAACTGGAACTTGCGGGCAAGATCACTGTAGTGACCTTCTCTAAAGGCGGAATTCAGACACAGGTCCCTTCTGTAGATGGTGTACCGCTGGTTTCCACACCTTCCAACCGTATGTACACAGCTATCAAGATCAATAACGGTAAAGATAGCGGACAGGAAAAAGGCGGATATGAAAAAGGAACATCTGCAAAGAACCTGAACTTCTTTATCTGCCCGGTAACCACGCCGATCGCTGTCACAAAACAGGACATCATGCGTATCTTCGACCCGACAACAAACCAGAAACTGAACGCATGGCAGATGGATTACCGCCGTTTCCATGATATGTGGATCCTGGATAATAAACTGGATTCCATCTATCTGAGTATTCAGGAGGCGAAAGCATGAGACTGATCCGTAAAAATGTGGAAAGAGAAGCTGATGGGGCAACAGCAGAAAAGCTGATCAGCGATGGATTTACGCCAATGGGAGAAAAAAAGCCAGATACAGTACCAGAAGAGAAAGCCGGAAAGAATATTGAAGATATGACAGTCGAGGAGCTGAAAACTCTTGCAAAGGAGAAAGGCCTGACTGGTGTATCTTCCCTTGCCAAGGCAGATCTGCTTGCTATTTTGAAAGGATGATCCTGTGGCGAAAAGTAAAGACATAGAAAGAGTTCAGACCTTGACAGGAGAAAAAGATGAGGATCTCATAGAGATTCTTCTTGATGATGCAGAAGCTTTCGTACTGTCTTACACAAACCGGACACGATTAAAAACTGGACTTGAAAAAGCAGTCCGGGATCTTGCTGTGATCGCTTTGAACCGGATGGGAACAGAGGGTGAAAAGTCCAGAAGTGAGGGTGGAGAGAGTTATACTTTTGAGGATGCGCCGAAACAGATCTACGACACGCTGAACCGGTATCGCCTGGCCAGAGTAGGAGGAAAGATTTATGAGGCTGAGAAGAAGCAGACTTGAGGGATTTTTCCACAAGAAAATGACGGTAAAGAAAGATAAGGAAGGCAGTACCAGCGAGGAATATGGTGCTGCCTCTTCTGTTACCGGAGAAAGCTGGTCGGCATCCGGAAAAGTACAGGCTGAGCAGTACGGCCAGAGACTGAATTATATCCGGAATATCCGGATACAGGGAAGCTATAAGATCCAGACGGATGAAAAAGGCCGGCTGCATTATATCCTGGAAGATGGAACGGATATAGAGGAACGGGACGGGATCTGTCTATATGTGGCAGCAGATCAGCTTCCAGACTATCGGATCATATCCATCAAACCATATCGTTTCCTTACCATGGAGGTGGAAAAGATATGAGTGTAAATGGATTTGATGAAGTGGAGAAAGTTTTGCAGGAGGTGTCCGAGTTGGACACCCGGCAGGCAGTTGGAGAAGCGATCCAGTTTGTACGGTCAGCAGCAGTTGAGAATTGCCATGCAGATACCGGAGAACTCCGGCAGAGCATTTTTGCCGAAACCGCAGAGGAAGAAAACACTGTCACAGGGATCTGCTGGACAGACAAAGCTTATGCTCCATACATAGAGTTCGGAACCGGACCGAAAGGCCAGGAGAAACATGCTGGCATCTCTCCGGAAGTAACTCCGGTCTATACCCAGCAGCCATGGTGGATCCATGAAAGCCAGATAGACAGAAGAGTGGCTGAAAAGTACCGTTGGCCATATATAGACACGCCGGATGGAAGATTCTATAGATGCAGCGGAAATCCGGCCTATCCGTTCCTGTATCCGGCTATGAAGGATAACGAAGAACAGATCTTAAAGATGCTGGGCGGAAGCCTTGCGTCAGATTTGGAGGATATATGAAGAATGTAAAAGATCAGGTGTACGCGGCACTGTGCACGGTGTCCGAAAATGTTTCAGATGCTTATCCACGTTCCTGGGCGGAGGGTTCAACGATCCAGTATACCGAAGAGCAGAACGATGTATACGAAGCCAGCTCCGATGCTGAAGGAATGAGAGAGGATAAAGCCCTTGTAAGATACCGGATCGATATCTGGAACAATCACAGCACTTCAGAAGCAGCTCTGCAGGTAGATGAAGCGATGAAAGTGACAGGTCTGAAACGAATCGCATGTGCAGATGTGCCGGATCCGTCAGGGATGAAGCATAAACAGATGCGCTACGAAGGGATCATTGATATGGATTCTGACAGCGTGTACTGGAGATAAGGAGGAATAGCGATGTTAGCAAATGGAGCAACATTAGGTTACAGAAAACACACAGCTGGAGAAAACTCTACAGCTTACACAGATCTTCCAGGACTGAAAGAGATCCCGGAAGTCGGAGTGGAACTGGATAAGGAGGAAAACACCTGCCTTACAGATCCGCACAAGATGTACGAGGAAGGCATTGGAGACCTTCCGGATATGAAGTACAAATGGAAGTACGACAACAGCAAAGCCGGAAGCCCGTACAGGCTTATGAGAGATGCAGCAGACAAAAAAGAGATCTGGGATTTCCAGGAAAAAACAAAAGATGGAACAGTTACCGAGTTTACTGCACAGTTTTCTGTAAAACGTACAGGCGGTGGAGTAAATGGTGTGATCGAGTTTGAGGTGACCATGGCCGTACAGTCTGAGATCAAACAGACAGATCCGGCGTAAGGAGGAATAAAAGATGATGAATTTTGAAGGTATTCAGGATCTGGGCGGAGCTTCTGCTCAGAATGAGACACAGGCTCCAGAGGAAAAAGTAGTCAATCTGGAGGAACAGAAGAAAAAGAGACAGCCCTTTGCTTATTGGAATGTAGGCGGCAGGAGCTTCAAGATGAAACTGAAAGCTTCCGGAATCGGACGCCTGGAAAATAAGTACAGACAGAATCTCATGAATATGATCGATGATATTCCGCCGCTTTCCGTGATGCTGACGATCATCCAGGAAGCAATGTCACCGTGGGAGCATGGGATTGATTATCAGGATGTGCAGAAGCTGTATGACGCATGGATCGATGAAGGGAACAGTCAGCTGGAACTCTATCAGAAGATTTTGATCCCGCTCATGGTGGTATCGGGTTTTTTACCGGAGAAAACAGCGGCATCCCTTCTGGAGGAAATCGAGAACGCCTGATGTCAGAACAGCTCTCAGAGCTGTATCCGGTAGCTCTTGAGATGGGGATCCCGGTGGAAATATTCTGGAACCTTTCTGTAAATGAGATATTCGATACTTTGGCAAATATAAGAAGGCGGTTGCTCAGAGAAGAAAAGCAGCGGATTATGGATAATTTCATCCAGGCCCAGGCCATAGCAGTAGATATCTCAGCGTTATTTGCCAAAGATGGCAAGATAGCCCATCCCTGGGATTATTATCCGGAACTGTTTGAAAAAGAACAGAAGGCATACGAAGAAGCAGAGGAAGCCCGCCAGTGGGAAGAGTACATGGAAAAAAGAAGGGCGTACAACGCCGAATGGAACTATAGACATAATCATTAATTTGTTGAGAAAAAGAGAGGAGGTGAGACCATGGGAGATACACTTCATAAGATGCAGGTGATAATTGAAGCTACAACAGAACCATTGAAAAAAGGGATGGAAAACAGCCGGCGGGAAGTAAAGAAAAGCGTTGAAGAAATCCAGAAGGAAACTGAGAAAATAAAGAATCCGTTCAAGGGGATGGAAAGCAAGGCACTGCAGCCGGTAAGGAATACTCTGAATAAGATCAGGGAAATGCTCAGCAGGAATCCTGTGAAAAATTTCCAGATCAAGGCAGGCATCAAAGTTCCAACGGAAGAGTATCAGCAACTGAACTCCACAATTCAAAAAACACAGACTCAGCTCAACAAATACTATGAACGTCGGGATAAGATGAGTGATCTTGGCGTAGATCAGGAAAGCATGAGCTGGAGAAGCCTGGCATATGACATTGAGGGCGCTGAACGTAAATTGAGAATGTATGAAACTGACAAAAAACATATGGAATCCTCAAATACAGATGTAAAGCGGCCGGTATCTCTTCCGAAACAGGCATTGAACTTTGGAACAGGAATTTTCAAAGGAATAGGAGCAACTGTTTCGAAGGGGTGGGGAGGCTTTACAAAGCTTCTGGGAGGTGTTGGAAACGTTGCATCCTCCTTCACCGGTGTGATCCGGAAATGCTCCGGTGCTTATGCTGCATTGATCCAGAAGTTCACATCCGGAATCCCGTTTCTTAACAGGACAAAATCTTCGTTCAATGGTCTGGGAACATCCGGACGAGGCTTGACAGGTATACTGAAGACGATCGGAATGACTGCAAAATTTATGTTTGCAAGTTTTGTGATCCGTGGAGCTGTAGATGGCGCAAAGCAGGGATTTCAGAACCTTGCACAGTACAGTGGAGAAACAAACAGAAGTCTTTCTCTGCTGATGTCTTCTCTGACACAGCTCAAAAATTCACTGGCCACAGCCTTTGCACCAATCCTGAATGTTGTAGCACCAATTCTGAATAGTTTTATCCAGATGCTGATCAACGTGGTGAATTCCATAGGCCAGCTGATGGGAGCCCTCACAGGCAAAACCACCATGATCACGGCTAAGAAAGTCAATCAGGATTATGCTGCAAGTCTTAACAGTACCTCAACGGGTCTGAAGAATAATGCAAAGAACGCGGATACGGCATCAAAAGCGGCAAAACAATATCAGCGCACTCTTCTGGGATTCGACCAGATCAACAAGCTGAACGATGATTCAGACAGCTCCGGATCAGGAGGAACAGGAAGTGGAACGGATACATCACCGCTTGGTGGCGTTAATGATATGTTCCAGACAACGGCCATCAAGAGCCGTTTCAAAGATCTCGCAAAACTGATCAAAGATTCCTGGAAGTCCGGCGATTTTACAGAACTTGGCGCCATGGTCGGCAATAAGCTCAACGAAGCACTGGAACGTATTCCGTGGGGTAAAATCCAGAATACCTGTAACAAGATTGCAAAAAGCATTGCCACTCTTCTGAATGGCTTTATTGAAGCTGCGGATTGGAAATTAGTTGGTAATACATTCTCTAAGGGACTGAACACAGCCTTTGGATTTGTAGATACCTTTGCAAAGAATTTCCACTGGAACAGTCTTGGGAAAGCTATCGGAGATGGAATCAATGGTGCTCTTGAAGGCCTTGACTGGAATCTGATCAAAGGAACCGTACATGATACCGTCTTTGGTCTGGTAAGCACACTGAATACAGCGATTGCGACAACCAATTGGAGTGTAGTTGGAAAAACAGTTGGAGAGTGCTTTAACACACGACTGGAAGCACTTTATACCACAGTTCATAACTTTAACTGGAGAGGCTTGGGCACTGCACTGGCTGATCTTGTAACCAACACGGTCAAAACCATTGATACAGGAAAAATAGGACAGACCTTATCCGATGGTATAAAAGGCTTTTTTGATTTTGCAATCTCAGCGATCGAGCACATGGATTGGTGGTCCATGGGGGACACCATCTATAACAAAGCAAAAGATCTGATGGTAAACATTGACTGGAGCGGAATTGCTGACAGAGTTTTTGAAACGATTGGAGCTGCATTTGGAGGTTTTGCCGCATTTATTGGCGGTATCTTTAAAAATGCAGTTGCAGATGCAAGGAAGTATATTATAAAGCATTTCACAGAAGCTGGAAAATTCACCTGGGAAGGCTTTAAAAATGGTGTTGTGCAGTCATTTAAAGATATAGGAACCTGGATCAAGGCACACATTTTTAAACCATTCATAAACGGATTCAAAAAAGCTTTCGGAATCCATTCACCATCAACAGTCATGCGTACGCAGGGCGGATATGTTATATCTGGCCTGTTCAATGGTATGAAAGCAGGATTGCCAGCTGTACTGTCTTGGATTGCTAAACTCCCAGGGCAGACAAAAGAGAGACTTGGAAATGCCAAAACATGGCTACGTGGGAAAGGAAATGCTGCGATCACCGGTCTGAAAAATGGCTGGGAAGCTGTAAGGGAATCAACATTCCTGAGCAGAGTAAAGAAAATCGGTTCTCAATCTTTCAACGCTATCGGAGATATCAAAAGCAAAGTAACGCCGAAAGGCAGGGATATCATAAGCGGAATGAGAACCGGCCTGAATAATAACTGGAGCTCTCTGTCTGGAATATTAAGTAATATACCAGGCAAGGTGGCAAACGCAATTCCAAGCTTATACACAGTTGGCCAGAATGTTATTCAGACTTTTGCAAATGGATTTTCAAGCATCCATATCCCTATGCCACATATCGGCTGGGATTGGGAAGGTGGATCTATAAAAATCGGTAACTTCAAATTTTCATTGCCACGTTTCAATCTGAGCTGGTACGCAAATGGCGGATTCCCTGGTATGGGAGAAATGTTCGTGGCAAGAGAGTCCGGACCGGAGCTTGTCGGAAGAATGGGAAACCGTTCTGCGGTGGCAAACAATAATCAGATCATTGCCGGAATCCGGGCAGGTGTATTTGAAGCAGTTGTGAATGCTTTTGAAAGCATGCAGGGCAGAAATGATCGTGGACAGGAACTTCACATCTATCTGGAAGGCGATGCAAAGAAATTGTTTAAGGTGATCCGCCAGGAAGGAAACAACTATCAGAAACAGACCGGAAATCCGGTATTTGGATAAGGAGGCGGTAAAGTGACAGATGATATCATTATTGACGGAGTTACGATGCCGACTCCGGCCATTTCGGGTTTGACAATAAAAAAGGAAAAAATCTGGTCAAATAATACAGGGCGTGTAGCGAATGGTGATATGGTAGGCGATCTTATTGCTATTAAATATACGTTGGAAATTACATGGCCCATGTTAAGCAGAGCGGATACTGCCAAGATTGATGCAGCAATCAGCCCTGCTTTCTTTAATGTGACATTTACAGATCCTGGAAGCAATTCCCGGATAACAAAGAGATGCTACTCAAACACACCATCCTATCCGGTATACAGTTATGTGGACGGTGTGAAAACATACAAAGGAGTAGGGGCGACACTGATCGGAAAATAAGGAGAACAGAACAATGAAAATGCAAAACAAAGAAATTGTAGACTTTTTAAATACTTGCGTATCTATGAAAAAAAAGAGCTTGCCAGTCCGTCTGGCGTATGCGATCAAGAAGAACGTGGCAGCAGTCCAGGAGGCTGCGTCAGCTTACATTGCGGAACGGGAAGAATTGATCCGCAGATACGCCAAGAAAGATGAAAATGGTGAGATCATGACGGAAGACGACTGCTATATCATGGAAGACAAAGAAAGATTCGGGAAGGATATGAGTGAACTTCTGAATATTGAGACCGAGGTGGAAATTCATACTGTTTCCATCTCAGTAGTCGAGAAATGTGACGAAGATCCGAAATATGATTCACTGACCATGGCTGAACTGGATGTCATTGATTTCATGCTGACAGAGTAAGGAGGCGGTCCTGTGTATCAGTCAACAGCAGAATTCGGAAACCTGGTACAGCAGGATTCCCGAACATTTAAGTGTCTGCTTACTTATGACAAGGTATCGATCACAAAGGTTAAGAGCATCAAGCTCACCGGAGGATCTGAGGCAGAAGATGATTTTTCCCTGGGATCAACGATGTCGCAGTATATCGAGGTAACGATTCCGGCTGGCAACATCCTGATCGAGGGAAAAGAGATCCTCCTGCAGATCGGGATGGACGTGAACGGTCTGACAGAATACATCCCGATGGGATACTTTACCGTAGGGAAGCCAAAGAAAGCGGATGATCAGATCACATTCACAGCTTACGACCGTATGATGAACACAGAGCGGACGTTTTCTATGGATGGCACAACCACAAATACAGTGGCAGTACTAAAGATGATTGCGGATATCACAGGTGTGCCAATAGTGACAACCGGATTAACGGCGATATCCATGAAAGTGCCGAAAGGATATAGCTGCAGGGAAGTCCTTTCTTATGTGGCGCAGCTTCATGGCGCGTTTGCTGTATGTAACCGTAGAGGTCAGATCGAGCTGCATACCTATGTGGATTCAGATTATAAGGTAAAACCAAATCGGTACTGGGGAAATTTTGAACATAATGATTACAATTTTAATGTTTCAAAATTTGTGTGTTTTACGGGCCAGGACAAAAATGGAAAAAGCATATCAATATCTTCAGGATCCGGAGCAAGGTCCGTGTCGTTTTCCAATCCATTCATGACGCAAACGGCTCTCAATAATATTCTGACAGCATTTAAGGACTTTTCATACATGCCAGGCACTCTGAAAATGATGGGAGATCCTCGCCTGGATCCCTGGGATGTTCTGACAGTGGAAGATCTGTCCGGAAATACATATAAAGTCCCGGTCATGAAACTGGAATGGGAATATGACGGAGGCCTTACGTACTCTGTCGAGGCGGTAGGTCTGTCAGAAGAAGAAACCAATGCAGACTATAAGGGACCTCAGACAAAAGAGATGGAACGGTATTACGCACAGCTGGTCATGATCGACCAGGCGATGATCAACAAACTGGATGTAGATACCGCGAACATCACATACGCTACGATCAAGAATCTGAATGTAGTAGAAGAGAATGTGCAAAAGATAAATGGAGAGGTTGGTAACTTCAAGGAACTGACCGCTGCGAATTTTACAGCGGCCAACGCAAAGATTGATGTTCTGGACGGAAATTATGCGAACATCAAAACGCTTCTTTCCGGAGGAGCAGGAATAGGGGATCTGCAGAACATCCACCTAACCTCACAGAATGCGGTCATTGACTCAGCATTGATCCGATCAGCCGTGATGCAGACGGTATCCGTAGCAGATCTTCTTGCTGGTACGATCAGCACAAACAAATTCCTGATAGCTTCCGACGACGGAGGTATCCGTATCCAGGGAGCAACACAGCAGTGGTCCGATACGGATGGCACAGTCCGGATGCAGGCCGGACGGGATGCAAATGGAGATTTCACTTTTTCCCTGTTTGACAAGACCGGAAAAGGAATCCTGATCGATGCAACAGGTGTTAAGCCTGATGCGATAGCAGATGGCCTGATCGTCAATAAGATGGTCTCAGATAATGCAGCGATAGCCGGTTCCAAGTTAGACATCCCATCCGTGATATCAGCAATCAATGACAGCTCGCAGACTATCAAGAGCAGCCGGATCTGGTTCGATGAACAGAATCAGTCGTTGAATCAGACGTATAGCCAGTTGAATCAGAACGTGACAGAGATTCGTTCAACAGCCTCATCAGCAGCCAGCAAGGCAGACGCAGCAAATGAGACAGCAGGAGCTGCTTCGAAGACCGCACAGCAGGCGTTATCTGTTTTATCCGGAATCTCCACACTGGATGCCATCGGAGCTGCGCTGAATAACGATGCACATGTGGTTCACACAAACACAGATGGTTCTGGTGGAGATTATAGTGATTGCTCTTCAAAGATGACGGTGTATTTGGGAGATACAGATGTATCAGATGATAGTATATTCACTGTAACCGTATCTGCAGGCGTGACCGGACACTGGGATGAAACGAGCAGAACATACTATGTCACAGCTATGAGCGCTGACAACGGGTACGTTGACATTGACGCATTGTATGGCACAGGAGACCGGTACCTGACCACAAGGAAGGGCCTGCGGCTCACAACCAGAGCAGGAAAATACATCCTTGTACAATCCGGCGGAGCACACATCCGAAAACGTTTCAGCATCAGCAAGGCGAAAGACGGAAAAATTGGCCTGTCTTATGGCCTACATAGCTCCACACTTGCAGTCCGAAAACAGAAAGATGGAAAGACGCTGATACCGGCATCTATCACGTTCTCAGCAACACAGAATGATAATGGCCTGGTCAGAAGCTATTCCGGAAGATACAGCATCCAGGAGACAGAAGATGGAACAATCTACACGCTCAAATACGTTTCCGTAGCTGACGAGATCCAGAAAATCTACACGCCATCCAGTGCTAATATAAAAGCAGTCAGATGCACTCTCTTATCTGCAGGAGGGGTGTCCGAGTTGGACACACAGACAGTGATCATCATTGCTGATGCGGAAGGCCTGACAGATGATATCAAAAAAGCTCAAGGAACTGCAGATCAGGCAAAAGAAGCTATTGTGGTAACAAATCAGAATGTAGCGAACATAGAGACGAGTATGGAAGGCTTCCGGACGAAGCTGTCTGAGACCACAACAGATCTCCACGGTCTGACAGACAACACGCTGCTCTATAATGTGAAATACCATGACAACAGCGATGGCACGACCACCCTGAATGCAGTCGTATACAAGAACGGAACGGATGTCACAAAAGCATACCCGGCCAGATGGTATACCTGGAACAGGAAGACGGAATCCGGAGAAAACTATATCGGATATGGATACAGCATCACGGTCAACAACTTAGACTATGAGTTCGGCGGCGTATGCGTGGGAACATTCGCTACATATGACACTTTGAACCTTACGACAAGATCTGGAAAACAGCTTACAACCAGATCTGGCAACCACATAACAATCTGGAAGGAGAAATAAAAAATGGCAGATCAGAATATAACAGCGTTACCAGCTGCTACATCACCAGCATCTTCGGACCAGCTCCTCTTGGTCGGAGCAACCGAAGAGAAGTTGATCGACTACGACAAGCTTGCAGATGCAATCTTGCAAAAATTGACATCTAAGCAGTATACATTAGACCAGGGAACTAAGACACTTCCGGCTGCGCTTAATGAATTAAATAGTAACCCCTTTCTGAGGTACGAAAAAGCATTTGGCGAATCGCTTACTATCAAAAATGTACGTGCTGCCACGCATGGATTAATCATAATCGAGAAAACAATGGTTGCTTTCTACCTCGGAGGTTCTATCAATATTGGTTATACCGTGACCACATCAGCACTTCCGGACGGTATCACTGTCAGCAATTCGGACAGGACCGTAACAATAAAATCGACAAAAATTCAGATGATCACATGCTTTTATGCTTTTTTATAATTTTCCTCTTCCCACTTCCCACCTTACTATTTAATTTCTCAGAAAGGAGGTGAGAAAAAATGAAATTTCAGAAAGAAGTGAATATTTTTGCCAAAGATGCCATACTGAAGCGATTCCAGGCAAACGAGACAAATTTCTCTGTAGTAAAAGGTAAGATTGAAGCTCTGATCAGCGAAAGTGAAATCCTCGAACTGCAGAACAGCAAGGTTACTATGTATAGCAAACTTGCGGATGTGAAGCTTACTGTACATGGACTGGAGCAGACCTATACAGATATGGCATCGAAATATGATTCTGTAACCGGAAAGTATACGGATCTTGATGCCAAAGTTGCTGAGTATAAGTCAACTGTAGACGGATTCTCCTCAAATTTATCTCAGGTCAAATCAAATCTGAAGGATAACTATAGTACGACTACGACCATGAATACCGCGATACAGGGAAAAATAGATGAACTTTCACTGTCTGTATCTAATACATACGCCACAAGAGATGCGGTAGGAGCACTTGAAACATGGAAAAGCGAAGCTTCGCAGAAGATCACTGACAGCGCTATCGTATCAACAGTCACATCGAGCACGGAATGGACAAAAAAGGCTGACAAAGCATCACTGATCAGTCAGATCAATCAGTCGGCAGAACAGATCAAGATCCGTGCAAGCATCATAGACCTGCAGGGCAACATCAGTATCACGGATATATCTAACGATGCTATGAATATTATCAAAAATTATAGCATCACAGCGCTATCAGATGCGAAAAAGTATACAGATGACTGTGATGTACTGGTTCTTAAAGACTCACAGGACTATACACGGACGTATACGCTAGCGGAAATCGGAAAGCTAGAAGCGTCTGGTGGAAACCTTGTGAAAGGATATCGGTTATCAGCGGATAATGTAAAAACGTACTGGAATACAGTCGGGACCGTGAAAACAGGCCAGAATGATCCAGATGGTGGGAAAAATGCGGTAGTGATTACTGCCGATGCAGACAACTGCATTCTTGCTGCAAAGCGGGACACAAACGCTGTACTCAATGCCACCGGACGATATACTATAACATTCTGGGCAAAAGCGTCAAAAGCACAGTCTATAGCATTCTCTTTCAATAAAGTGCGAGAAAGCATAGCGCTGACCACATCGTGGAAAAAGTTTTCATTCGTGAAAGATGTCACGAGCGTGGAAGAAACAGGAAGCCTGATCATGTTTGGCGGCGGGAATACGATTAGCACTGGCGATGGGAACATATACATCTACCGTCCAGATGTTCGGCATGGATATACATCAGAAGATGTTTTTAACCTTCTGACTAATAATGGAAAAATCGAGGGTATGTACATGACCGGTGGCAAGTTGTACTGGAACGGAGCTTACATCAAGTCCAAGTCTATAACCACAGCTGCACTTGCGGCCGATAGTGTAACCGCGGAAAAAATTAAAGTAGACGATTTGTACTCCCTGAAAGCAAGCATAGCCGGATTCAAAATCTCATCAGATACGATATCACATCAGAGTACTACAAAACCTGAAAGTGGCATCGGACAGACTTATTACGACACATATTTTTCATCCAAGAATAAACGTCTTACTTTTCGAAAGGGTCCCGGAACATCTGATTATATGACGTTCAGCATAAATGGTCTAAGAACCAGCAACTGGAAATGCTTAGATCTGATATCGGATGCGGATACAGAGGCTGGTGGTGATTTTACCAGCGGAAACCATCACTCTTTAGGATACACAAATATTTACGGAGCACTATATGTTGCAGAAGGCCTCAGAGTTGCCGGAACTAAACAGGCAGTTCGCCAAACAGAAAACTACGGAGAAAAAGGAGTTTACTGCTACGAAACTCCAACACCACTGTTTGGAGATATCGGATCCGGAGAGATATCAGAAGATGGAAAATGTTATATTGACATCGAAGATATCCTGAAAGAGATGATCAACACAGGAATACAGTACTATGTTTTTTTACAGAAGCGCGGAGAAGGAGATCTGTATGTTTCGGAATGCCGTCAGGATTATTTTTTAGTAACCGGTACACCTGGTCTTAGATTTTTTTGGGAATTGAAAGCAAAACAGAAAGGCTATGAGTACAACCGGTATGAAGGCGAGGATAGAATGGTAGGATTTAAACAGATAGCATATGACGATGAGTACCTGAACGATATAGAAAAGCTCATCGAAGAAAGAGAGGAAATATGAAAGTATTAACAAGCTTTATCGCACTGAACACTGGAGAGGGAGAAAGAATCTCGTTCACGTATTCAGAGGTTGGAGAGGATGGAACAATCATCAGCCAGAATAACAAGAAAAACTTCCTCGTACTTAATAAAGACCTGAAAAATCACATCAGCGAGATCAAAAAGTACATCGAAGATACGCACCTCACAGAGTAGGAGAAAGGAAGAAAGAACGGTAAAAAACAAAATAAACGTATTGAAGAAATTGAGAGGAGGCTGAGTTAATGCTGATTGCAGAATTCTCCCGAAGGGGAGAAGAAATTGAGATAGACGATGAACTCTGGCAGTACGATTACGGCCAGAAAATTCAGATTAAAGGTCTGGATCTTCCAGAAGTATTCGAGGTTCATTTTGCTTGGAAAGACATTGAGAAGGCGAAAGTAGTTACCGGTTCTACTGTAGACGGGGTATCTACAGTAGATATCCCCAACATCGCTCTGGAACAGAGGAGAATGATCACAGCTTATATCTACCTGTCAGATACTACAGAAGGCGAAACGGTCAACACGATCCTTCTTCCGGTCAACCGCAGAAAAGCACCAGAGAATTTCGAAGCGCCGGAGGATGTAGACCTGTTTCACCACACTCTTGCGGCGGCTGCGGAATATCAGCGAAGAGCAAAGGAATCAGAGAAAAATGCATCCACACAGGCGGCAGACTCAGAAGCCTGGGCGCATGGCCGGGAAGATCATCCGGATCAGGAACAAGACAACGCGAAATATTACGCGGAACAGGCCGCTGCTTCACAACAGATGGTGTCTGATTCGGTCACTCAGGCACAGAACGATATCGGTGAGGCGCAACAGCAGGCGATTAAGACAATTACAGAGCAGCAGGGCATATCTATTCAAAAAATAAAGAACCAAACAGCAGAGTCAGAAGATAACCTTAAAAATACAATTAGAGCTGCAGAACAGATAAAAACAGATCTTGACACGGAAGTAGAAAATGCAACTCCGATCAAACAGGGTTTAGATGATTCTAACACGGCGGCAGGCAAAACCAAAACCGCCCTGGACACATCTAACACAACAGCAACCAAGACCAAAGCAGATCTGGACGCATCGAATACCACTGCATCAGAAACTAAAACCGGATTAGATGCAACAAATAAGACAGCTGCCGGTCTGGTTACATCTCTGGGAAATAAGATCACAGAAGGTACTCAGGTAAAAACCGACATCCAGACAACAGGTGAAACAGCAATGAGCAACCTGCAGGCAGAAGCCACAAAGCAGCAGGAGTTCATAAAAACAAGCATCGATGATACCCTGTCGATTTCTGGAAAGGCGGCAGATGCAGCAGTCACAGGAAAAAAGATTGATTCACTAAAGGAAGATTTATCCAACAAAATTACAAAGTTCTATGCATCGAATGAGGGAAAGAACCATTTAGCGGATTCTGACAATGGAAAGATAGAGGATATGGTTCTGTATGGAAAGAGCGAGCAGAAACAGTATAAAGGTATAAATTTGCTCCCACCAGATACTAACTTTAAAGAATATGTAGAAGTTTCTATTCCCAAAGGTTCGCTTGTATTTTGGGTTACAGACGGAATTCTGACTAATGGTGGTAATTTTAGATTCTTCAACGAAGACAAAACAGAAAGTATGTGGTTTGGAATTGATTCCGATACTACTTCAAAGAGAATGTCTTTAACAATTGATGCGAAATATGTACAGAATCTTATTAGTACAGATTTTGATTTATCTAAAATATGCTTAGGAGTTGGCAGTAAGCCAATATATGAACCTTACACAGGTGGCATCCCATCCCCATCACCAGATTATCCACAGAAGATTAAGAACGTTGTGAATCCGACAGTGAAGGTTTGTGGGAAGAACCTGTGGAATCCAACACTAGGAGGATATATAAGTGGCCTTGATGGATCAATAAAAGCAGCTCCAAAAAAAAGTATGGCCGCAACAGATTTTATAAAAACAAGTGGAAAAGATATTACTGTTATAGCACGCAACTTTAGTTCGGCAATGGAAAACGCTTATGCATATAGAATTGGATTTTATAATGCAGAAAAAAAGTGGATAAAAAATCTCATTCTTTCAGACGGAAACAAATATAGCATAAATACATTTAATATAACAGGTACAGAATATATTAGAGTGTCAGCCCCGTCTGGTATATACGATACAATTCAAATCGAAAAAGGTTCGGAAGCCACCTCTTACGAGCCATACACCGAGCAATCCGTCCAGCTCCCCTACACTCTCAACGCCATCCCAGTAACATCTGGCGGCAATGTAACGATTGACGGTCAACAGTATGTGAGCGATAGGGTTGTAGAAAAAGACGGCGTATTTGGCATCGAAAGAAATATCCGAGAAGTCCATACGAATACAAAAACTATGAATAACAGCGAGGAGTATCCTGGATGGAATAAAGTAGAAGGAGTATCTGATACTGTATATTACAGTACTCAATTCACAGAAGACTCCCGTAAAGTTACTCATATATCTAATTTTACACAGCTCACTTTTTTACAGAATAATAAAGGAACAAATAATATCTTGTACTGTTTAAAGAAAGTTATTGGTTATTCACAATCTGAATTAATTGCTAAAGCCATAGATGTAGATATGTATATCAGATTGCAAAATGCTATATTTGAGCCTCTTCCGGGGGATATACAAGTTAAATTGCAAACTTTTGTCACCAACTACCCAGTAACCAACATCTCTGTCACATCCGACCAGTTAGACGGATATACAGTATTTAACTATCCGATTAGTATGGCTAATGGTTGGAACTACGTAAAACAGCAGTTAAACGACAACCGTGATTATATCTATGATATGGATTTACAATCAGCAGAAGCCTATGTCAACAGTGAATATGCGGTAGCACTTACAGAATTGGAGGTATGATTATGTTATATAGAACATTATTAAAACTTAAAGAAAGAAACGGACTTACAGATGATTTAAAGAACAAAATTGATATTTTCTTCGCAACGGGCAGGATTACAGAGGAACAGTATAATGAGTTGATGGATGTTAATAAGGAAAAAGAACCGAAAGCGGAAACTACTTAACTAAAGAGGGCCTTAGAGAGCTTTTCAGCTCTCTTTTTTTGAAAGGAGAAGAATATGAAAATCAGAGCAGAGCCGGAAGGCTCTTATTTTTATACTTAAAATTGCGCCGGCGCAATACCGGAGAAAGGGAAAATAATGAAAGAAAATCACATCAAAGCAATTTTTACAGCTATCTTCGCACTGATCAGTTCCGTACTGGGGGTACTGACAGTGCCGGTCCTCCTTATGGTGGCCTGCAATGTTCTCGACTATGCCACAGGTCTTATGGCATCTACATACAGAGCTGAGGATATCAATTCATACAAAAGCATTCGTGGAATCATGAAAAAAGTGAGCATGTGGCTCCTGGTGATTGTAGGAGCAATCATTGATCAGCTTCTTTTATATGCTTCCCAGACTGCAGGCATCACTTTACCATTTACATTCCTGGTGGCCTGCATTGTGGCAATCTGGATTATTTGCAACGAGATCATTAGTATCCTGGAGAATATCAAAGATATGGGAGTAACAATTCCAACATTTCTGATTCCGCTTGTAACACATGTAAAGTCTCAGGTGGAAGATAAAGTTAATATCAATCCAGAAAACGAAGATTCAGAGGGCGAGTGATCGTCCTCTTAGGAGGAAGAACATGTTAAAGATTATGGGAAAATCACAGGCCAGCATTGAACAGATGCGGGCTTATATCAGAAAGATGAATCCGAAGGTGTCCGATTCGGTCATAAAGATGATTCCTCTGTATATCACAGAAGGGGCAGCGGAAGGTGTCCGTGGTGACATTGCTTTTGCTCAGTCCTGTCTGGAAACCGGAAACTTCACATTCAGCGGATCGGCAGTAACACTCAGCCAGAACAATTTCTGCGGCCTTGGCGTGACCAAAACCGGTATGAGAGGCAACAGCTTCAAGACGCCGGCAGAGGGCATCCGGGCACAGATCCAGCACCTGCAGGCGTATGCCAGCATGGACCGACTGAAGAACCGTTGCGTGGATCCGCGCTATACATACGTCAACAGAGGCTGTGCGCCTTATGTGGAGTGGCTTGGGATCCAGGAAAATCCCAAAGGACAGGGCTGGGCATCCGGAAAGAACTACGGACAGAAAATCATCAACATTTTGAATAGCATATTATCTATTAAGGTATCAAATAAGGTATCAAAAACAGAAAAGGAGAGCACTACCATGAACATCATCAAAATGATCAGCAAGAAGAACTGCTATATCGGCCAGAACAAACCTGCTTACATCGTAATCCACGAGACAGACAACTGGAACAAGGGTGCAGACGCAAAAGCCCATGCTACAGCCATGAAGAATGGCAATTTGGCCGGAACCGTGCACTACTATGTAGATTCCAAGTCAGTCTATCAGACACTTGATCACAGTGACGGTGCCTGGGCTGTAGGTGACGGAAAAGGAAAGTACGGCATCACGAACCGTAACTCCATCAACATTGAGATTTGTGTAAATCCGGAAACAGACTACTATAAAGCGGTAGATAAGGCGGAGCAGCTGGCAGCACAGCTTCTGAAACAGTACGGCTGGGGAACAGATCGCCTGAAACGCCACTATGATGCTTCCAGGAAGAACTGCCCGCGCCGGATCCAGGCAGAAGGACGCTGGCCGGAATTTGTAAAAAAGACTGTAGCATATATGAAGGGAGCAACGACAGTGAAGAATACGACAACAAAGAACACCGTAACATTAACCGACAAGATTGAAGTCCAGTTCCCGGTTATCCAGAAAGGCAGCAAAGGAACGGCTGTATCCATGCTGCAGGCTATGCTCGGAGTGAAGGTGGATGGTGATTTCGGAAACGATACAGATACCTCGCTGAAAGCATTTCAGAAAAATGTAAAGCTCACAGCAGACGGGATTTGCGGAAAAGACACTTGGACAAAGGTGATTGAACACATGAAAGCCAACACAAAATAAGCATAAGAACAGGTAAGAATGAAGCGATAGCTAACAAATAGCTAACATTATTCGGAAAAAGCCTGAGAATAAAGGAATTTCTGTTTCCGTACAGGAAGCTGCTGACGCTGGCAAATTCTGATTTCAGATAACGAAAAATAGTGAGAAAGGCTGTAAACCTTAGGGTCTATGGCCTTTTTCTTTTTGCTCTGCAATAGAACAAAATATTCTCAAAAAGTGCGAAAAAACAGCAATAGCTAACACATAGCTAACACGTAGCGAACACTCGTAGCTAACACTTTTTGAAATAGAAAAAGCGGCAGAGAAGCTCCGCCGCTAATCATTATTTTTCGATTTTTTTCATTTCATTCTTCAGATCTTCAAGGGTACGGTGGGTATACACTTTTTCAGTGATATCCCGTATCTCATGTCCTACGATCATTTTTAATATGTATTCGTTCATATCAACTTCTTTGGCTTTGGTGATAAAAGTATGCCTGGTGTCGTGTGGCTTGTGATCCATTCCAAGTCTGTCCATAACTTTCCGGAAACGGCCACGATATTTATCATAAGTCAGGTGCGTTCCCTGCTGCCCGTCCGGATCATTAAAAAGATATTCACTTCCCGTTTCAACAGCCTGATTATAATTTTTTGTAACCAGATCAGCCAGCAATGGATGAATAGGAACGATTCTGTTCTTTCCGGCATCTGTTTTTAGACCACCGGAGTAAAACATATTTGCAAGGTCAACATCTGCAATCTTAAGTACAGCCAGTTCCTGTGGGCGCCATCCGGAATAAATTCCAACAAGGATCATGTCCGCAAATGGAATTTCCAGATGCTGCCAGAGAGATTCAATTTCCTGGTCAGAAAAAGGAATACGGACAATTTGCGGAGCTGTACGTTTTACGCCACTGCAGAGTTGTGCATAGTTTTTGTCAACAATTTCATGTTTCATTGCGTATTTATACATAAGGTTAAAAACGCTTTTTATTCTTCCTTTTGTACTGTTACCAACATCTGCGTTCAGAATGGTTTGCTCTAAGTGTTCAACACGAATATCTTTCATACGTATGCCATAAAGCGGTTTACAGTACCGGTAGGTAGCAGTGATCGTTCTGGTACTGGATGCTCCGATTGTAGGAAAGTAAGAAGCGGTCCATTTTTCGTACACATCAGAGAAGGTCAGAGTGCGGGAATCAAGATCATAAGGGTTTTCATTGTAATGGGTCAGGGCAGTGATAGCTTCTTGCTTTGTGGCATAGTATCCAATTACTTTTCTCACTTGTCTGGAAGTTCGTTTTTCCTCATCAATATCCCAACGCATAGTTCTGATGGCCATCCATGGCTTACGTCTGGGCTTATCCTTTAATTTATATACAGATCCGAAGCCATTTGGTAACTTCATAAATATCATCCTCCTTGTAAAAATGAGTACAAAAATAACAGCCAGCGAACGAGTGTTTCGCTTGCAAGACCGCTCCGAAGATGATACAATATTTTTGCGAAATGAGGTATCTCTTCGGAGATCCACCACCGTCCCGGTATTGGCGTACTGGGGCGGTTTTTATTTATTTTGATTCAGATTCAATTAAAGATAAAGTTTGCCGATATTCTTTTGCAACGGGAACTTTTGTAAAATTTGCAATGTCATTAAAGTTATCATGAACAACCTTTTCAATCTCATCAAGAGATACATGGAAAAATTCTTTTCGAAGATTTACACGGTTGACGCTTTGTTTTTCAAAGTGTTTATGTAAGAGAGTTTCCAATTCCGGTGCATTTTCAGAAAAAATCATAGCATGTACATCAAATTCAAATGGAACCGAAGCACTGCTGAGCTCCTTTATTCTATCCATTGGTTCGAGGCGACGTGTCATTCCAATTTTATAAATATCTTCTCCGAATGAACCAATATTTGAAATAACATACACAAATCCGGCTTTTGCATTCGCTTCTCTGTCCAGTACATTTTTCTTATCGGCCTCTAAATCTCGTAATTTATCTTCAAGTTCTTTGATTTTATCAATGTATAATTGTTTTTCAACATCACTGGAAGTTTTTTGCATATATGCCATAAGCTTTTTTACTTCGTTATTAAATTGATTACAGTCTTTATCAATTTTAGCTTTCTGACGTTCAATTTCACGGCGTACCTTTTCTTCCTCTACCATTTGCTCTTTAATAGCTTTTTGCCGTTCTTTTTCTTGCTGTTGCTTTAACTGAAAAGTATATGTTAAATTGAGTTCTTCTAATTTTATCTCAAGTAGCTTAGAATTTAAAACAACGCCATCGATTTCAAAAATCTTATTGAGACTCTCAAAAGATTTTGCTATCTTGGATCGTACAGAATCAATATTTTTGACAGACAAATTTAATAATAAATTTGTACACTCAGCCTGAAAACACCGCAAAATCTGTTTTTTGTTATCATTAGTAGCTTTCCTCGAATTTGAAAATGAAATATCAAAAGCATTGCCGGACTTTATTAATTCTTGTTCTTCATTCTTTAAAATGACAAGCTTACTTTTACAATCTTCCGAGAAAAGTCCATCATATTCAGCAAAATTATAGTGATCTACAAGAACCGCAGCAGTTAACTGGTCAGATTCCTGGGATAAGTTACTTATTTCTTGTTTTAACAGGTCTATTTGTTGAGTGTACTCTGTTTCTTTAAGGGATAACTTATTCCAATTTGCTTTATACTGATTCTCCAAAGAGGATTCTTTTTCGTGGTATTCATCATCTAACTGTTCCTGCTTATCGGAAAAATCTTTCTCCAACTCTATTTGCTTATTGGAAAAATCTTCTTCAAGTTTGTTTGTTTTTGCAACTATTTCATCATATGTACCATATGCAGATAGCAATCTTTTGTTATCTTTCGCTTGAATAATAATTAATGCAATACCAACAACAAGTATTATTAGTCCAGCGATAGGTACCATTACAATGAAAAAGAATGCAATGAAGAAAAGTAACGCAATAAACCATGTTTGTAAGTACCATTTCTTTTTCATTAGTGTATTCTCCTTTTAAAATATAATATGCATAAATAATACGACGTTCCTTACAGAAAATCGCTTATTTGCGTTCTTTATTATAGAATAAAAAAAGGTGTTGCCATAATGACAACACCTTTAAGATGATCCAAGCAACAAGATGGGCGGCGTATCCATCATCTCAGGTACTCTTGCGAGTGTGTCGGGAGCCTTTCCGACCTTTACTACTTAGTTATTACTCTATGTCATCATTATGCATTTATTATAAAACATCAATTCTCATCACAGCCAACTGCGGAATAAAATAGATTATATAATTATCCACAGCAACATACTGTCCGTATTTGGAACGGTAGCAGTCAATTACTTCAGTGAGATAATCCTCCGGCACTTCCAGATACTCAGCCATCTCGTGAAGATTCCGGCAGCAGGCTTCGTATGCATTGATGATCCCAATCAGGCCTACACGGAGGTTATAGCCATAAAGTCTGGCCCGGTATTCCTGCTTTCGGTTCATCACATCAGTTGACTGATCCAGAATACTGCCTGTGGTAGTATAGTGGTGACCAAGTTCCTCAGCCAGAATACAGGACTTTTCGGCCTGAGTTTCAATGTCTTTTCGAATAGCTACAGTTCCATCACAATACAGTCCTTTTATTCTTTCAGTTCCAAAAGGATAATCTATAACATCTATACCATCCTTGCAGGCAGCGTCTTGCAATTCTTCGTATGTATTCACCTTAAAACCTCCCGCTCAAGTATATTAAAATTGACAAATATCTTTAAGTGACTTATAATATACTTAACAAGAGAACCGTTGGTCAGCGTACACCTGACCGCCGGCAAGAGTAATTGCTAAAAATAGCGCCTTATCTTACCAGGACGAGGGCGCTATTTTTTATGCATAAAAGTAATAACAAGAGTTATGACTGCACAAAGCATAATTACAAAAGTAAATAAATCACTGTATGTAACCATCAGCACCAGCCTCCTTTCACAGAAGTGTCCGGCGGCTGACATAACGCCCCAACAGTTCCCTGGGTAAGTATATTATATTGTCAAAACACATCTGGCATATATGCCAATTATCTTCTTTTTCCTTTTACAAACTCTGCGAACTGACGGATTTCTTTCAGTTCGTCGTCTGTATATTCCTCACCGTCGAAGTGGGCAGCGAGAATAGTAGGCTCTTGTTTGTTTGAATAAACAATATCACCATCAACTATTTTTTCAGCATCAAGGCCGAGTTCACGGGTAATCTTCAGTACATTAGTTATGTTGGAATTTGCCATTCCACGTTTGAGAATACTGTCTAATGTTGTCCAAGGCATATCTATTGTTTCAGAAAATTTTTTGAGACTTCCGTATTTTTCTATAATAAGAGATTTAATTTTTGCTTCAAGTTCTTGCATATATGATTACCCTCCTTTTTAGAACTTTCACTAAACTGATAATACCACTTAAATCTCGAAAAATCAATATAAATACATAATGAATCAATACAAAATCTCGAAAAATCGAAAAAACAGTATTGACAATCACGAAAATTCGTATATACTTTAAAACGTAATCACGAAAAATCGAGAAAGAGAGGTGAGAAAGTGTTTCCGAACTTAGAAGCAGAGATGGCACGAGGGAAGATAACACAATCTAGTATTGCGGCATTGCTGGGAATTACACCAACTACACTTTCGTTTAAGTTAAATGGTAAGAGTCCGATTCTCTTAAAAGAGTGTGTGAAAATAAAAAATGGTTTTTTCCCAGATAAAACACTGGATTACTTATTTGCAACCGATAACAAAAAAGGCAGGTAACCATGAAATATCTGCTGCCAGATCAGAAGGAGGTGACTGAAATAGAAGTAGGAAAGATATTGCCTGTTGAAGCAGCAGCCATACTGCATGCATCTCCACAATTTGTTCGGATCGCAATGCAGCAGGGGAAGCTTCCAATTGGGACAGCAATTAAGATGTCTTCAATATGGACATACAACATATCCGAGAAGCTTCTTGCTGATTACAGCGGGAAAGATATAGGAGCTGAGCTGGAAAAAATAAGAGGTGGAAGTAAATGAAACGAGATGCGATCATATCCCTTTTTATAGCCCTTCCAATAGCGAACCTTCCATTTTGGCAGTGGAGAAGCCCGGCAGAGATGATCCTGATGGCAGGGCTGTTCTGGCAGGTGGCGTTTGTGGCCGTGGTCGGGACGGGGTATAAGAAACGATAATTGAAAAGGGCCCCGGGAGCTGCAACTCCGATGGGACCCGATGGACGTAGTATTTCCCGAATATTACGTCCTCATTATACAAAAATGCAGGAGGAAAATCAATGTTTGAAAACGAAATGAAAGAAATTCTTGATCTGGTGCTTGAAATCAGCACAGAAACAGATGTCAGTGTGTCATATGACTATGACAGTGAAAACAAAATTCTTGGTGTTCTTGCAGAGGGCAAGCTGTTCACTATTTCAAATGGAAAGTTCCTGAAGGACGAGGCGGACGAATGCAAACGATATCTTGCCAAGCTGGGCGGAGCAAGTTTCAGAAGAAGGCAGCTGAGAGTACTGAAGCAGTTGCATAGTTCGGAAATCGCAGAATGTATCAATGAGCTTCTCCAGGAGCTTCAGAAAAGAGAGGATCCGATCCTTGACCATGAGAATCCAGAGATGGCTTTGAACCGGATCGAGTACCATGCGGCCGGTGGATGGCTTCCTGGAGGAAGAACAACTCAGGCCACAGGAGATGGATCAGATAACCTGTATTGCTTTTTTGAGGAGGTACCGGAATGCTGAAGAAATTTGATGAGATGCGGAAGGTTGATGTCCTTCCGTTTTGTGAGAAGCGTGATGGGATGCTTTATCTAAACTGGGCAAAATGCATTGATATTCTTCATGAAAATGGTGCTGAAAAGGTCTATTTTGTCCCGATTCCGAATGAACGGACGGGAGGAAGTCTTTACTATTCAGACGTTGTTTTTACGGACAAGAACGGCGTAACAAACAGAGCCTACGAAACCAGAATCAAAGTGGTGATCGATGATATGGAATATATCATGCAGTCCCCGGTGATGAACGGAAGCAATCCGGTAAAAGATAATTCCATGAGCCAGCAGAGAGTGTGGAACAGTATGTGTCGTTCCTTTGTAAAATGCGTAGCTATACATACAGGACTGGGATTCAATCTCTGGCTGAAAGAGGAACACAGGCCATTCAGCAATGAAATCCCCGGTGAGGATCCGCTTGCTACACCTGCACAGCTTAAGACAATAAAAAGTCTTGGGCAGAAACATAAGATCAATCTGGATTACTGGATCCGGTCTAATGGAAAAACATGGGAGAATCTTACAGAAACTGATGCAGGAAATATGCTGAACGCTTTAAAAGAGAAATACGGTGATGATTGATGGAATTCAAAGGAAAGATTTCCGCAATGTTCCGGGATATGGTAACCGGGAAATGGAATCTTACATTTTCTACGAACCAGAACATTGCTGAAGCAGCACAGACCTTTTCTGGCAAGGATATAGATGTAAAGCTGAAGCAACACAGGGAAAAGCGGTCTCTGGATGCAAATGCTTACTATTGGTGCCTTCTGACCAAACTGGCAAAGATCCACGGCTGGAGCAACGCAGAAGCCCACAACCGGATGTTACGGGACTACGGGCAGTATGAACGGGTGGAGGGACAGCTGATCGCTGTTCCCCTTCCGGACACAGATCAGACAGAAAGAGAAGTCCTGAGCAAGATGGAATACCACCTGGCATTGTCCCCGAAGGTTACAGTCATGAAGGGTGAGACAAAGCGAGTGTATCTTCTTTTGAGAGGCTCCAGTACCTACAACACAGAAGAAATGGCCCGACTGATCAGCGGACTGATCGAGGAATGCAGATATTCCGGGATCCCGGACAGTGAGATCATGACACCATTTGAGAAACAGAAATTGTATGAGCAATACGGAATAGGAGAGAAGCATGAACAGTAGAAGTAAGGGAGCCACCGGAGAACGGGAAGTCGCAAGCATCCTCCGGGGCTATGGATATAAAAAGGCCAGACGGGGACAGCAATATTGCGGATCCAACGGCGATGCGGATGTGGTTGGTCTTCCTGGCATTCATATCGAAGTTAAGAGAAGAGAACGTCTTAACATATATGATGCAATAGACCAGGCCAAGAGAGACCGGAAACCGGAGGAGCTTCCTGCAGTGTTCCACAGAAAGAATCATTGCGAATGGCTTGTGACTATGACACTGGAAGACTGGATGCAGTTATACAGGGAATGGGAGGCTGGTTATGGATTATGTGAAGATCAGCAGGAAAATCCTTGAATGGGAATGGTACACCGACATCAACACCAAGGTGCTGTTCCTGCATATCCTTTTAAAAGCGAACTGGAAGCCTGGAAGGTTCCAGGGGACAGACGTTCCGAGAGGATCGTTTGTCACATCTCAGCAGAATCTTGCTCTGGAAACTGGCCTCACACTTAAGAATGTGAGAACGGCACTAAAACATCTGGAAAATACAGGCGAGGTGGCAGTCAACCGGCACCCGAAATTCAGCGTAATTACAATAAAAAACTACGATAAGTACCAGTCAGGTGGCAGTCAAGTGGCAGTCAACGGGCAGTCAGGTGGCAGTCAAGTGGCAACAATAGAAGAAGGGAAGAAGGAAAGAAAGGAAGAATATAATAAATCTCCTAAAGGAGATTATGAGAGTAGAACTCCGGAAAGCAGCATCTATGCCACGATTCGTGAATTATACAATTCCGTTTGTGGGTCGTATCCCCGCCTGGTAAAGATGTCTGATGCAAGGAAAAAGGCGATCAATGCCAGATTGAAGACCGGATACACTCTTGATGACTTCCGGAAACTGTTTGAAAAGGCAGAGGCTTCCGACTTCCTGAAAGGCGCCAACAAACGTAACTGGTCAGCTACTTTTGACTGGATGATCTGCGATTCCAACATGGCAAAAGTCCTTGATGGAAACTACGATCCGAAAGATCAGGGAGGAATGAATGATGAACCAGAACCAACAAACTCAGTCCAGCTCTGGTGAGTGTCCGGTATGCCATGGGACAGGCTGGGAGCTGTACAGAGCAACGGTACTTGATTACGGGCTTCCGGAAGAAGTTACATACGCACGGAGATGCCCGAAATGCAAAGGACAGTTCCGGGGTGAGGACAGGACAGGCACCCCGAAAGAATATCATGACGCAGACCTGACAAAGTTTGATTTCGGCATGTACTCACATGACATGGGCAAGATGCAGGATCTGTGTCACAACTTCCTGGATCATTTTCAGAAATGGGAGATGGCAGGAAAAGGGCTGTATCTGTGGAGCCGGACACCTGGAAGCGGCAAGACCTTCCTGGCCTGCTGCCTGGCCAAATCGGTGATGATGAAATATAACCTGTCGATGCGGTTTATCACAGCTCCGGATTATATCGACATCGTTGGGAACAGCTACAAGCGGGAACGCGGGGAAGAAGATCCGAGTCAGATCTACCGTGAGTGTGGAATCCTGGTCCTGGATGATATCGGAGCACAGGCAGATAAGGACTGGCACAGGCAGGAGATCTTCCGGTTGGTCAATAAGCGCATGGAGGACGGGAACATCACGATTTACACATCGAACATGAGCACAGACACGCTGAATGTGGACAACAGGACCAGGGACAGAATCATAAAAACAAGTATAGAGCTTCGGATGCCGGAGGAAAGTATCCGGAAGAAAGAAGCTGCCAGGGAGCAGAAGACATTCCTGGCAAGTGTGATGGGATAAGGAGGACTATGGTTTGACGATGAGCCCGAACAAAGAAAACCTGAATGGATGCAAAGAGCAGACAAGGAACGAAGACGAAGGCATAGACAGCATTCTTGAAGCTTTTGAGACATACGTGTGTGACGAGCTGTGCTGCCATCGTGGAGAAAAGCTGACACAGGAAGAAATGGACTGGTACTGCTGCCATTGTGAGTTACAGCAGTACACGGACAAGATCCGCGAAGAGTATGAGAAGGTCAATGACTTTGGCAAGAGCCAGGCAGGTCAGCTTATGAACAAATATCGCAAGATCACACTCTGCAAAGACTGCGGGTATCGCGGAGGGATAAACAAGCCTCACTGTGCAGGAAAAATGTCCGGAATTGCGGGCGTTTTGACAGAAGGCGATGGATGCAGCAGAGGAATTGAGGAGAAGTAAGGGAGGACGCAAGATGTTACAGGAAACGAATTTGGATAAGGCATTGAAAATGGTACTGGCAGCAGTGAAAAAGACCGGTGATATCACTTCAACAAAATACACATTCCGGTTACTGAATGAGATCCTGGAGAAATATATTTTTCTGATCCAGGTACCGGCGGTTGAGGATCCTGAGTTCAAAGAGAAGGTGACAGAAATGGTTCAGAATGTTCCAGCTGTAAATATCGTGGAAGGCCCAGAAAAAAAACAGACAGATAAGCCGAACAAGATCGTACATTGCGAAGAAAGAGGATATTCAGGATTTCTGCATATCCGTTGTAAATGCGGAGCAGAAAAGAGCTTCTTTACAAAAGTGGGGCTGAGTTCTTTCAAATGCACTGAGTGTGGAGAGCGAACAGACCTGAAAGATTTGAAACTTGCGTTTCTTAGTTGTGAATGTGGGGAACATCTCCGGTATTTCACAAATGAAACAGAAAGAATGTTCGATCTGAACTGCCTGGACTGTGGCCAGCCAGTAGCAATGAAATACAACGAGAAAAAGAAACGGTACGAAACAATCAGGGGATAAAGTGTAGGAGAAAAAATGGACGCAGTAGAAAGTAAATGGTATGAGATGGACATGTCTCTGAATGATGCAAAAAAACTTCTTTCATCGAACATCAAAAACATGTCGAGGAGCTTTATTGCCGCCGGATATTACATGAAATATATCCGGGACCGTGAATTATTCCGGGACGGTGGATATAGCAGTATCTGGGAGTTTGCGGAAGACCAGTATGGAATCAAAAAGTCAGCAGCAAGCCGTTGGATGGCAATGAATGACAAGTTTTCCAAAGATGGAAACAGCCCTATCCTGGATGATAAATACAAGGATTTCAACAAAAGCCAGCTGCAGGAGATGCTGTATCTGACAGATGATCAGATAGAAGAAGCTGAACCGGAAATGAGTGCAAAGGAAATCCGTGCAATCAGGAAACCTCCGGAAGTAGAAGTTATTGCGCCGGCGCAACAGGAAGAACAGATCCCTGGACAGGACAGTATTGATCGACATCCGGAATACATGCCAGGAAAAATGACTATTGAAACAGCAACCGGACAGAACCGGCCGCCGGAGAACGAGATCCCAATCACACCGGAACTGCAGATAGAACGCTTTTTCGAAGCCCTGAACAGAGGGGATAAAGAACGGGTTCTTGCGTGTGAGATAAATGCGATAACTTATTTACTGGAAGCCCGGTATCAGGATGTCAGAATCAGGAACGGTAATTTCAATTATCAGGCAAATTCAACCGGAATCATGTTCAATCCTGGAAGTTACATGGAATGTGCCTTTACTTGGAATGAACTGGCTCATGAATTGATAAAGCGGTTTGGAAAGAAACGGAAACCGGTCAAGATGACATCTGTAGATACACCAGAGAAGCCGAAAAAGAAGGATAACGAAGTATCAGGTCCGGCAAAATGCATCACCGGAAAAAGTAAATCAGGAATTTGCGGGGCAGCAGCCTATTGCGACACAGAATGCAAATGTTGTGCCCAGTGTCCGGATGATTGTAACAGCCGCTGTGGATGGCTGGAAGAACGCTGCCAGACGGAAGCAGAAACACCGGACGAAAAGCAGCACGATTTTGTTGAAGATACCAAAATCGCAGACCATCCCGGTGAAGTCACCGCATTGCCGATTATGAAGAACAATGACCAGAGAAAAGAATGGTTGAGAAATTACAAAGTCTGGGGTCTTTGGTACGAAGATAAAAATATCGGTGTTAAGTACTACAAGTACGATTTCAAAAACGGTGCCCGTCTGATCGCTGAAGAATATGCACCAGATCCAGTCGACCGAAACAGCTGGTGGGTATCAAGATCAGAAACTTATTATATGCACCTTGTCGGAGGCCCGGAGCCAGAACGTAAGAATAACATACCGAAATGGACATATCATACACGATACAACAAATTTCCAAATTCAGAAACAGAGTTAGTTGAATTCTTGAAGGAATTACAGAAATAAGGGTATTTTCGAAAATCCGATTAACATATACGACCTGCCGCATGAGCCTGTCAGAAATGCGGCAGGGGAAAGGAGAGTGTCCGAATCGGACACATGAAAAATGAACTATGACAATTTGAAATTCCCGAAACAGGGGAAGAGAAAAAGAAAAAAACCTAAACCGGGGAAGTATCCATGCGAAAGACAGAGGGAAAGTATTATTCCTGGAGATAGAAAAGATAGATGTTACATATGCGGAAGTCATATAAACATAGAAAATCATCATATTTTCTTCGGAAGTAGAAACAGAGATAATTCAGACTGGTGTGGCCTTACGGTTCATCTGTGTCTAGAACATCATAAAGAAGGCAGGATATCTGCTCATAAGTACCGGGAAGTTAACGATGCACTAAAGCGGATTGCACAGAAAGCGTTTGAAGAGAAAATCGGCAGTAGAGAAGATTTTATGCGAATATTCGGAGAAAACTGCCTGGAGGAAGAAAATGAGAAAGAGGATGAACCTGTATAAGGTAGTAGACCAGAACGGGAAGCAAGTATTTGACGACTTGTTGATAGCCAGACAGGTCACAGAGAAAACCGGATGTACAAAGAATAATGTAGCCCAGGCAGCAGCCAATTTCGCTCTTGTGAATAAGAAGTATCGAATTATCCCGGAAGACATCAAGCTGAGTAAAGCATTAGATGTTGAGCTCCTGGCAGAATGGGACAGGTACCGGAAGTGGATGCTGAAGGCAGCAGGGAGGGAAGTATGAATAAGAGACAGAAAAAGAAGTTGTTTAAGAAAAGAGCAGGATTCTATCCGCTGGGAGGTCCCGACGTTTTGAGATTTCAGATCTGGACAAGAATTGGAATGACAAAAAGCAAGTGGAAGAAGTTCAATGAGACGCTGAAAGAAATTTTTGAAACAACAGAATATGACCATAATACCAGAAATGTAGAGAATTTCAATCAGCTGATGAGAAAGAGATGGAATAAAAATGGCAATCAAAAGAACTGTAGAAACAGACGTATACTGTGATATCTGTGGAGAATGGATTGCAGGTTGGAAATCTAATGGCACAGGAGTCAGCAGAATTTGGGCAGCAGCATTTGCGAGAGAGAAAGGCTGCACAGTTGGAAAAAAGGTTATTTGCAGAGAATGCAGGATCAAGAAAAGAATCCAGATATGCAGCATACAGCGCAAGATCGGAAGCGCAGGAATAGATAGCAATGGAATGTGCCTAGGGTTCGGAAGCGAAAAATGTAAACGGTGCTTTGCATGCACATCCTATGAACAGAAGGAGACGCTATGAAAAAAAGTTGGTCAGAATTGACAGAAGCTGAGATTAACAAAAATAAAAGAAGCACCTGTGAGAAATGCCTGTATTTTTCCAGAGACGGAGGAACGACTACAACAGGTTCCAGACATTGCGAATATCTCCTGATAGTAGGCCACCGTAGAGGGTGCAGCCCTCTGGAATGCAAGAAGAAAGGAATCTTTAGAGTAAGACCAACTAGCAGGAGAAGAATAAATAGAGCATTCACGACATCATAAAAGGAGCGAAATGAAAACAATGGAGAACACATGTAAAACCTGTATCAACAACGATGATGGTCTTTGCGACCGCAAAGGGATTCTTGTAGAAGACGAAGATTCCTGCGAGCATCACTGGGCAGCAGGAAAGAAGGTCAGAATGAAGCGACATGAAAAGAAGATGGACATCACACCAGAACTGATGCTGTCAGCATATAACACACTGATCCAAGGGTGTAAAAGCCAGCCGGCTAGTGAAGACGGAACCTGCAGCAGATGCATCCTGTATCAGAACTGCCCAGGTACATCAAATCTTCTTCCGGAAGACTGGAAGGAGATACATTATCCATATTTGACAGGAAACACGATTCACTACATAAAGGCCGGTAAAGTCAAGCAGATTATATTTTCTAGCCGGGAAGATGCAGAGGAAAGGCTCAGAGAGATGAAAGAAGGTGTGAAATGAACTACAAGAACAATGAAGGTTATCCAGATCCGACAGCTGGTAAAGCGGTCCGGTCAGCAGGCAGGATGCCGACACACATTTATAACGCCTTTTGTGTCCTGAATAATACGGCAGGTCTGCTGGGATTAGAGATTACAGGACTGAGGGATAAAAAAACAGGTCGTGAATGGCCACAGAGGAGGTGAGAATGATGTGGGTAATATTTCTTGGTTCCGGTATGGTGTTCGGAATCGCAGCCCTGGTGCTGGCCTGGATTGGAAGCAGAGTGATCCTGTCGATCAGGCGGCAGCAGAAGAAATTCGAGATTGAAGATGAAACATACAACAAAGTAAAAGAAGCTATCAAAGAAAAGGAGAACAAAAATGAAAAGTAAGATTATTATCGGAATCGTGGCAGCAGTAGCAGTTCTTGGCGGAGGATACACAGTATCAAGAATGGATCTTATCGGCACAGGCAAAGTCGGCATTGTTTATAACTATAAAGACGGAGTACAGGATAAAGTGCTGATTCCGGGAATGCACTTTATTGCACCAATGAACAAAGTAAAGGAATTTAGCACCAGCAATGAGATCCTTGTTCTTACAAAGGACAAAAGGGACGGCAGTAAAGAGGATGATTCTTTTAAAGTAGCCACATCAGACGATGCCAGCATTGCAGTATCTTTCCAGATGAGTTACCGATATGATCCGGACACGGTGATTGATACATACAAACGTTTCAAAGGAATGGATGGAGAAGATATCATTGAAAATCGTGTAAAAACTGTTCTGAAATCAAAAATCTCGGAGATTACAACGAATTATTCCATGATGGATATCTATTCCGGAAACAGATCCGAACTGAACAATGCCATCACGGAATATCTCAACAAGGATTTTCATAAAAAGTATGGCATTGAAGTTCTGGACGCTTCCATCGTGGACGTGCATCCGGATAAAAAGCTAAAACAGGCCATTGATAATCGTGTTACCGCCCTGCAGGAAAAACAGCAGGCGCAGGCAGAGCAGGAAAAAGTAAAAGTCCAGAAGGAGACAGAAAAGCTCCAGGCAGAAGCGGACGCCCAGATTGAACTGACCAAGGCCGAAGCAGATGCAAAGAAAGCAAAGGTCAAGGCTGCAGCTGAAGCTGAGAACACAAAGATTAAGGCAAAAGCACAGGCAGAGGCGAACAAAGAACTCAGTGCATCCATCACGGACGAGCTGATCAAGATGAAGGAGGCAGAAGCTCACTACAAAAACGGCTGGGTTACAGTCCAGGGAGCCGATGCCGTGATTGCGGATAAATAAAAGAAATGCAGAGAAAGCCGGGAGCATCCATGTTCCCGGCTAAAAGCATCGAAAGGGGAGGATACCAGTGGGCGAGATCAAAATCACCAGGAAGCTCCTGGATAATTACAGAAAATTGAAGAGGGAAATCCCAGTCCTTGGCCTGGAACTGGCTGAAATGAAACAGGGGGAGGCAGGTCTTGGAAACAGTACGATATTTGACTACACCACCGGCTTTGCACGACCACAGAGCGTAGTTGGATTCGACCAGGTACGATATGACCGGAGAAAGCACACATACGATCATAAAATGGCACAGGCGGCAGCAGTGGAACGATGGATCCAGAGCATTGAAGATGGCCAGACAAGATATGTGTTTAAGGCATTCTATCAGCAGGGAATGACATGGGAGAAGATAGCAGAAAAGACAGGATATTCCCAGAGTCCTGACTATCCGAGACTTTACATCAGGGATACATATTTGAAAAAATGTGAGATTAAGTAAAAAATATCGTTTATATCGGAAATATCGTTATACAATACAATAGAAGCCAAAGGCGCAGAGACGACGAGGCTCCTTCTTGCAACAAGCTGTCAGAGCCAGCCTACACCCTGGCAGCAGTTTAGGAATATAGTTCAGTGGTAGAACAGCTGACTCATAGATCAGCATAGCGGTGGTTCGAATCCATCTGTTCCGATTTCTCCATTGAGGAGAAATCCTAACAACATACATTTTTGTGAAACGTCCTGTAGAAATATAGGGCGTTTTGTAGTTGTCGAAAAGTGTCGAAATAATATTGTTGTATTGTGATGTAATTAGAGATATGATAAAAAGAAAATGTATGCGGAGGAAAAATATGCCTAAAGTAGAATATGTAGAAAAGACAATTTATAGTTTGGAAGGAGTTAATGTTGATTTTGTAAAAGATGGAAAAAATGTGAGAGATGATGCTTCTCTTCCTAAAAATTATAAAATTGGAAAAACAACAAAAAATGCTGCAAATGTTAAGTTTTTAATTGATAAATTGAAAAATCAGTTTCCGGGATATGATTTTATTGTCTATGATGGAAGTGGCAATAAGGCAAGAGGAAATATGCTGCTTGGAAATCTAAGAGACACATATTTAGATTAAAATTACATATATAAAGCCTACTAAGCATCACTGTTAGTAGGCTTTATATATGTAACGCGCTAGATTTAGTAAAAATAGAACGATAATTTTAAAAAAAATAATTATAATTAGTTGACAAAATGATAATTTTTAGATATATTATGTTTGTAGCAATCGATTGCTAATCAAGGAGGAAGATACCATGACAAGGGGCATAGCAGAGCGTATGGCAGAAATAATTTCTGACCGTAAAATGACGCAAAAGGATCTGGCATTTTTATCAGGAGTGACAGAATCTGCCATTTCCCATTACTTAAAGGGAGATCGCATACCGAGAGGCGCCACTCTGATTAAAATTGCGAAAGCACTTGATATATCAACGGATTATTTATTGGGCCAAGATAATACAGATGGCTTACAGAAAGAGTTTGATGATGCACGAGTGATTTTAGCACGAAATGCTTCAAAAATGAGTAAAGAGCAAAAAATGGAACTTATCAATCTTTTAATGTAACAAGCAGGAGAACATATGCGTCTGGAAGATGAGCAGTATGAAGAGATTAAGAGGACAGTAATAGATACCTTTTCTGTGTATGGAATCAGATGCATTCCAATTAGTGCATTTGAAATGGCTACCAAAATGGGAATCAAAGTTATTCCGTACTCGGCATTGAGCGAGGAAAAGAGAAGTGCAGCAATGCGTGAAAGTAAAGATGGATTTTCAATAGGCAGTTCTCGTAGCCAAGAGTGGATGATTTTTTATAACGATGCTTGCGAAAGTTATGGAAGAATCAATCAGACCATAATGCACGAAATTGGTCATTACGCAATGGGCCATATCAAAGATGGAGAAGAGGAAGAATCGGAGGCAAAATTTTTTGCTAAATATGCACTTGCGCCGCCGCCGTTGATTCATACTTTCATAGAACATATCACTCCAGATTCGATAAGAAACGTTTTTGATCTAAGTAATCAGGCAGCGAAAAATGCTTATTGGTATTATCGAAGTTGGCTGTATAATAGCGGAAGTTATTATACAGATTACGAAGAGAAAATACTTGAGTTATTTAAGGCTGAATGTTAAGTAAAGGTGTATAAGTCAAAAGGCTTTATACATAAACAAAAAACCAAGCACCCATTTATATGGAGATGCTTGGCTCTTGCGAAAAATGTAAATACAGTTGTTCAACTGGTTACAATTCTCTCTCGACAATTGAATTGTAACACTGTATTTATCCTTTTGCAAGAGTTACTTGCGAAAGGAGGGGATATTCATGTGGATTTTTAGAACGTGGATTACCAGGAAAGATGGCACGAAAGATTATGCCAAGGATCATGGTAAAAAAGCCTTTAGATTCTGGGTAGGTCCTGGACCGGAACCAGATAAAAAGAAGAATCAGTAATAGTTAACGAAGAGGCGTATTTACCAGTTGGACGCTTCTACCCAAAAGAAAGGTATAGGTAGAAGAAGATGGCCAAAACAAAATCTAGTGTTAGAGGAACTCAGAATAAAAAGATTGTGGTTGTAAAACCGTATACGAGAAGTGATGGTGTAAAAGTTAAAGAACATAGACGTTCAACACCGAATTAATATTGTAAAGGGCGTGTGGGAAATGAGAAATCATTTTTCCACACGCTTTTTCTAATTGCGGACATTTAGCTCAGCAGGTCAGAGCAACCGGCTCATAACCGGTCGGTCCTGGGTTCGAGTCCCAGAATGTCCATTAATACTATCAATAGGAAGAATGAGAGGTGGTGAGGCTTGGCAAGAGCACCAGATCAGAGAGTAGAGCAGGCCAAGGTATTATACGACGAAGGCCTGAAATTAATAGACATTGCCAACCAGCTGGGAATCCCTGAAGGAACAGTCCGAAGCTGGAAGAACAGATACAACTGGGATTGCAACGTTGCAAAAGAAAAACGCAACGTTGCGAAAAATAAAAAGAATAAAAAACAGAATCAGGAAGAGCCGTCTGTAGATGAGGTCAGTTCTATTATAGAGAATCCAGAACTGACTGATAAACAGCGGCTCTTTTGCATTCACTATATCCGGTGTTTCAATGCAACAAAAGCGTATCAAAGAGCGTATGCATGTGGATATGAAGCAGCGATGATCAATGGCAGCAGGCTGCTAAGAAATGATAAGGTAAAAGAAGAAATCCTCCGTCTGAAGCAGGAACGGCTCAACAGAGAATTTTTATCTGAAGCAGACATCTTCCAGAAGTACATGGACATAGCCTTTGCAGACATCACCGACTACATGATATTCGGCACAGAAGAGGTGCCGGTCATGTCCATGTATGGACCTGTTAAAATAAAGGATCCAGAAACCGGAAAAGAGAAACCACTTACGAAGATTGTGAATACAGTCCGGTTCAAGAATTCTTCTGAGGTGGACGGAACAATCTTGTCAGAGGTGAAGCAGGGCAGAGATGGAGCCAGTATCAAGCTCGCTGACAGGATGAAAGCTCTGCAGTGGTTATCTGATCACATGGATTTGGAAACAGAAGAACAGAAAGCGAAGATTGCACAGATAAAAGCCCAGACGGAAATAACAAAATTAAAAGCCCAGACGGATGAGGATGAGAAAATAGAAGATGACGGATTCCTTGAAGCACTGAAGGGAACAGCCGCAGAAGATTGGAAAAATGAAGAGACAGATATTTAAATTCAAACCATTTTCAAAGAAGCAGAGAATGACATTGAACTGGTGGACAGAAGATTCCCCAGTAAAAAATTACAGCGGAATCATTGCCGATGGAGCAATCCGATCGGGAAAGACTATCAGCATGTCATTGTCGTTTGTCATGTGGGCCATGAGCAACTTTGATGGACAGAATTTCGCCATGTGCGGAAAGACCATAGGATCCTTCCGGCGAAACGTTCTGTTCTGGCTGAAGCTGATGCTTCGGTCAAGAGGATATTCCATCACGGATCACAGGGCAGACAACCTTCTGACCATCCGAAAAGACGGAAAAGAAAATTATTTCTACATCTTCGGTGGCAAGGATGAAAGATCTCAGGATCTTATCCAGGGAATCACTTTAGCCGGCGTGTTCTTTGATGAAGTTGCCCTGATGCCGGAATCTTTTGTGAACCAGGCAACAGGCCGATGCTCTGTAAAAGGTTCAAAGTTCTGGTTTAACTGCAACCCGGATGGCCCGTATCACTGGTTTAAACAGAACTGGATAGATAAATCTACCGGATATCTGGGAAAAGAAGAAACTGCCCGGAGGATGCAGCAGGCGGCCGCGGAGGGGAAAGATCCCGGTCTGAAAGATATTCTGTATCTCCACTTCACTATGGACGATAACCTGTCCCTGGATGAAGAGATCAAAGCCAGATACAGGAGCATGTACGTTGGAGTATTCTTTAAACGTTACATTATGGGACTGTGGGCGGCAGCAGAGGGAATCATCTACGACATGTTCGACGAGAACAAACATGTCCAGGATATCAAAGATTTCTATCAGCTACTGGTCAACGGGAACAGGTATGTTTCCTGTGACTATGGTACACAGAACGCCACAGTATTTCTGCTGTGGAATAAAGGAACCAACGGGAAATGGTACTGCATCCGGGAGTATTACTATTCCGGAAGAGACAAAGGCAAACAGAAAACAGATTCCGAATATGCAGACGACCTGAAAGAGTGGCTTGATGGGACCAAGATCAAAGCAATCATCGTGGATCCATCGGCCGCTTCTTTTATTGCAGAACTCCGGAAAAGAGGATATAAGGTCCTGAAAGCCAACAATGATGTTCTGGATGGAATCCGGCTGGTTGGAATGCTTCTGAACCTGGAGAAGATTGTCTTTGCTTCTTCCTGTAAAGAAACCATAAAAGAGTTTGCTTCTTACATTTGGGATGAGAAAGCCCTGGAGAGAGGAGAAGACAAACCGGTGAAACAGTGGGACCATTGTCTCGACAGCACACGCTATATGTGCAGCACCATAATCGGCAGAAAAGCAGCACGTTTCCGAGAGATAAGGAGGTGAGAAAAATATACACATTTACAATACCGAGAGAAAGTTTCGATGAGTTAAATCCGGATAAGCAGGTGATCCGCCAGCTGATCAGCAAACACATCAGTAAGGTGGACCGGCTGAAGAAGAATATGTCCTACTACGAAGGAAAGCACAAGATCCTGGATGAGACCAAACGGGAAAACCGCCTGGTGTGCAATCATGCAAAAGACATCTCTGATACAGCCAGCAGCTATTTCATCGGCAATCCGGTGACGTACAAATCAGAGGGAGACATCAAGGCCCTCACGGACGCACTGGAGGTGGCCGGAGCGGACGAGACAGATGGAGACAACGGCCTGGAGGCATCTATCTACGGCCTGGCCTATGAATATGTCTATGTGAAGGAAAACGAGAACAACCTGCAGACCAAGAACCTGTCCGCAGAAAATACCTTCATGGTAAAAGACGATAGCATAGAGGAAAACGAACTCTTTGCTGTCTATTATTATATCCGGAAAGATGATTCCGGGAAGCTTCCGGACCACTATATGGCCACAGTAGTGACCACAAACTATAAGTACGAGCTGGACATTGAGAACAGCAATACGATCCAGGCAACCACAGAGCCGGCGGTGCCCCATTATCTTGGTGAGATCCCGATCATTGAATACCTGAACAATAAACTGGCCATCGGAGATTTTGAACTGCAGATCCCACTGATCGATGCATACAATGCGCTGATGAGCGATCGTGTGACCGATAAGGAGCAGTTTATTGATGCGATCCTGGCTATCTATGGAACATTGCTGACCGATGAGGACGAACCGAACACTGAGGATGAAGACGAGAGCATCCGAAAGGCCAAAGCCCGTCTTAAAAAGTACAAGGTTCTTGAGATGCCGGACACAGCCAAAGCAGAATATCTGACTAGGACTTTTGATGAAAGCGGTGTGGAGATCCTTAAGAAAGCCATTGAGCAGGATATCCATAAGTTTTCCCACATTCCCTGTATGTCAGATGAAAGCTTCGGAGGGAACGTCAGTGGTGTGGCTATGGAATTTAAGCTCCTGGGCATGGAAAATATCACAAAGATCAAGACCAGATATTATAAAAAAGGTCTGAGAAAAAGAGTTCGGATATTCTGTAACTATCTGGCTTTGCACGGAACCAGCATCGATCCATCCGGAATCACGATGACATTCACCAGAGCACTGCCGAAAAATCTCCTGGAGATATCCCAGATTGTGGCAAATCTGTGGGGAAAAGTAAGCCGGAAGACTTTGCTTTCACAGGTTCCGTTTGTGGAGGATGTGGACGAGGAATTGAAAGCCTTGGAAACAGAGGAAGAAGAGAATCTGAAGCGGCAGCAGGAAGTGTTTGGCATGCAGGATAACACACCACCAGAACAGAATCCGGATGATAAGGAAAAAGTAGATGAGTAGGAAATACTGGGAGCAGAGATCTGCCTGGGATATGTATCAGTTTATGGAGGATGCAGAAGAAACAGCAGATCTCATTGCCAGAGTATACCGGAAAGCCTCTCTCCAGCTGGAATATGCCGCAAGAGATATCTTTGAAAAGTTCATGACAAAATATGGTCTGTCAGAAACAGAAGCCTGGCAGATCATAAATTCCATCCAGGATAAAAACTCCATTGATCAGCTGAAACAGGAACTCCAGAACCGGAAAAAGGACAGTGAGATTCTGAAACAGCTGGAAGCTCCGGCGTACCGTGCAAGACTGGAGCGCTTGCAGGATCTCATGTCGCAGGTAGATACGGTGATGCAGCAGGTATACCAGCAGGAGAAGCAGTTCGATACCAAACTTCTGGAACAGCTTGGAGAAAAAGCCTATTATTATTCCATTTACAACATGCAGAAAGAAACCGGTCTGGCATTCAGCTTCTCTCATGTGAGCAGGAAACAAATCGACCAGGCTCTGCAGATGAAATGGTCCGGAAAACATTTTTCAGACCGTATCTGGCAGAACACACAGCAGCTTGCAGATTCCTTGAAGGATGAATTGCTGATCAGCCTCCTTACCGGCCGGACAGACCGGGAAACAGCGGAATCCATCCAGGCCCAGTGCGGAGGGGGAGCAAAGCAGGCCAGGCGATTGGTAAGAACAGAATCCTGTTACATGGCAGGAGAATTGACTGCACAGAGTTATATTGACTGCGGGATCAAGAATTATCGCTATGTGGCTGTGTTGGATCTTCGTACCAGTGAGATCTGTCGGGAACTGGATGGAAAGGTTTTTCCGGTGAAAGACCGGAAAGCCGGAGTGAACTATCCGCCCATGCATCCATATTGCCGCTCTACAACGATTTCTGTCATAGATGATAAAATCCTCAGGAACATGAAAAGAAGCGCCTACAACCCGGAAACAGGGCGTACAGAGATGGTTCCTGCGGATATGACCTATGAACAGTGGTATGAGAAATACGTCAAAGGAAATCCAAAAGCAGAAGCCCAGGAAAAGGCAGTCAAGAACGCTGCATCAGACAGGAAACAGTATGAGCGGTATCGGGAACTTCTTGGAAAAGACATGCCGAAACATTTTGCAGACTTCCAGGAAATGAAGTATAATGAACCTGAGAAGTGGGAACTGCTCAGGACTTATGCACGTTCTGTAGATAAAGGCACGATATCTCCGTTATCTGGATTCGAGAATTATCAGAAGATTTATGATGAAATCAATGAAAAAGTTGTTGGTATAAAGACTTCTGAGGGAACAGCAGTAACCAGACAGAGTAAACATTTCATGGACAGAGTAATCGGAACCATGAAAGATCCAAAAACGGGAAGATCACGATCAGGAGTTACCGTGGAAGGAATACGGGATGCGCTGGAGAATCCGGCGAAAGTATTTCCTACGAGAACGGATCCTGATTCAAGAAAAAGCCAGAAATATATTGGCAGACATGGAACAGTCTCATTAGATCCTGAGACGGGGATTCTGATTCAATGCAATCCAACAGATGCAGACTATGTAAGGAGAATAGCAAATGGAAATGCGAAGATTTGAACTAAAAAAAGAGCAGATCGAATTTCTTAAAGAAATGTATCCTGACAATGAGCTGGTTCAGAGAGTACTGAATTGTGAAAATAATGGAGTATTTGAAGTAGATGTGGATACCAAAATTGATTTTATGCTTTTTGTGGAAGATGAGTCGGTATATTGGATGGACGCAAATTATGAGCCATCAGCGAAAACATATATGCTTGAATCAATAAGGGATGATATTTATTATCAGACCAACTGATACCACCAGTCAGAAATGGCCGGTGGTCTTTTTATACCCATTTTTAAGAAAGAGAGGATCAGAAATGAAGTTTGAAGAAGCATTAAAGGCAATGAAAGCAGGAAGTAAAGCAAAATTACCGTCCTGGGGAGGATATTGGTATTGGAGTCCAGAGAAAGAAACAATCATCATGCACACAAAAGATGGACAGGAACTGGATATCCGGGAAACCCAGAGCGTTGTATATACGCTTCAGAATATTCTTTCTGATGAATGGATCATTGCAGATGAAGTAAACTGTCCGCAGTTGGGCGGAGAAGCAACATTTTCTTTCGGGGAAGCTATCAAGTACCTGAAAAGAGGGTCCAAAGTAGCTCGTAAAGGATGGAATGGTAAAAAACAGTACATTCAGCTTGCAACTGGGATTTCTTATAAGGCAGCAGATGGCGAAGTTGTAAACTGTGAGCACAATGCTATTGGCAACATGGCAGTGGCTTTTGTAGGAACATCTGGTGTGCAGATGGGATGGCTTGCATCTCAGGCAGATATGCTTGCGGAAGACTGGATTTTTGCGGAGGAGTAGAGAATGAAAAACGAAGAATTTTTAAGGCTTTGTAAGGCGAAAGTAGCTGAATATACAAACTCCCATATGGATAAGACCGATGGAAAGCAGATCACAGTACAGGATGTGTACGTGGTATGGAGTTGTAAGACATTACAGAACAGTAAAGCACTTCTGAGCACGACTGTGCCGGATGGAATGTATTATGAGCTGACATATAACGGAGATAAGCACGAGTTATACCTTGATGCTTATAAGAAGTTTCAGAACATGTGCTTTAAACTGTAATTGCGCCGGCGCAACGGAGGGGAGGTGAAGAGAATGAAAGTAAAATGCATCAAAAGATACAGCGACATCTGCTTGAAAGAAATCGTCGAGAAGGGAACTGTTCTGGAAGTAACAGAAAACAGAGGGGCACATCTGATCAGCGAAGGTGTTGCTGAGATGGTAAGTGAAGCAAAGACAGCAGCCAAAGGGAAGGAATAGGT